TGCTAGCCGAGCGTGACGCTCTCCGCGCCGAGTTGGACGCGGCCCGAGCTGACGTCGAGCGACTTCGAGGCCGGACGCACGAAATCCAGGCCACGGAGATGGCCAAGCGTGCCGCCCTCGACTCGGAGGTTGCTGACTGGCGGAACCGCTGGGACGAGGCGAAGCGCTGGACCGAGGAGGCGGGCATCACCGCCGACTGGTCGCCGGTGCGCCCGCTGCCTCACTACTGGGGCATGACGTCACTGGCCGCTCGACTCGCGCTGTTCCGGCTCGTTGGCGAGAGGAACGAGGCGCGCGCTGGGTTGGACGCGGCCCGCACCCGAGAGCAGGCCGTCCGCGCCCTGTGCGAGAAGGCTGACCGCGAGACCTTCGAGACCGCCGTCTTCCCCGGGTTCGTCGACACGGACGACGTCCGCGATGCCCTGGGTTCCGCTACCCCGCAGGAGGGAGACAACCGTGGTTGCTGAGCCGACCCCTGGCAGCCTGCCGCCGCTGGTGGAGATGGACTGCTACGACGCGATCGAGATCGTCGCGGCCCGACCTGACGCGCCGTCCCGGCTGCTCGCGGAGAACGCCCGGCGTGTGGCTGATCTGTGGAACGACCCGCCTGGCTCGATGTTGCCTCGGGAAGAAGCTGCGCGGGCGTTCCCTGAGCTGGCCGATGCGCTGTACGAGCTGCTGGGAGGTGGCCCCTGTGTCTGACCCGACTCACAAGATGACTGACTCACAGCTCCGCAACTGGGTGCGCGGGGAACGGTCGACCCCACCTGACCGCGAGAAGGTCGCCGAGTGGCTGGCCGCGCTGGACGAGGTGCGTGCCCGGGAGCAGGCCGTCCGCACGCTGTGCGAGAAGGCGACCGACAGCCCGTACCTGCGGCACCCGTTCGCGGAGAAGGTGCTCGCCGTTCTGCTTTCCGCTACCCCGCAGGAGGGAGAAAACCGCCATGGATGACCTGGAGAAGACGATCGCTCTGATGGGGATGAGCGAGTCGGTGACCCTCGCCGAGCCCACGCTTGGGCGGGTGCGCGCTGCGCTGGTCCGGGAGCGGGCCGTCCGCCCCGTCCTCGACGCCGCCGCGAAGTGGACCGAGTTCAACGGGTCCACTAACGAGCTTCTCGCCGCTCTCGACGCCTACCGCGCCGCTGTGGGTGGTTCCGCCGAGGAGGACGAGCCCCGTGCTGTCTCGACCGACGTCGAGGTGCCGTTCACTGCTCGGGCCGCCGCTTGCAACCTGCTGATGAACGCCCGCGAGGAGACGTCGATCCCCGAGCTGGCCGACATCGTGCTCCGCGAGACCGCGCCCTACGTCGTCGCCGCGAACAGCCCGCAGCCGGAGGAGGCGATGGGCATGGTCGGGATGCGCGGGCACCTCCTCGGTGTCCTCGGCCGCGAGGACGACCCGATGGTGTCGACGTTCGAGCTGCTGGAGGAGGCACTGCGGGCCGCCGCTGCTCCTGCTGTGGCCGGAGACGACACGCAGCTCGAACAGGCGCCGCACTTCGGTCACACCCAGGACGTCATCGAGGACGCCCTCGTCGGCGCCGGCTACCAGGACCTGCCGGGCCTCGCGGACATCGTGTTCGTGGCGACCGAGGCGGCCCGCGACGCCCTCGGCGTGTGTCAGACCTGCGGCGACGGGCAGCCCGGCATGTACCCGTCAGACCCGTCGGCCGACGGCTACCCGGGACCGGAGGAGTGCTCGGCCTGCGACGGAACTGGTTGGGCACGCGCGCTGGCCGAGGCGGGCGCCCCCGCGAAGCTTCACGATCTCGACGACGTGCTCCGCGCCAACAACCTCGACCCGACCGACATCGAGCGCCAGGGCCGCCTGGAAGACGCCGCCAGGCAGGTTGAAGCGGCGTGGGACCGATTCGTTGAGGACGGCGGCGAGTCGATGTTCCCGGCGATGGTCGCACTCAGCGCCGCTCTGGCTGGGGCTGCCGACGAGGAGCCGACCGATGCCTGAGCGCGGCGACCTCGCCGAGGCGCTGAACTACCTCCGAGCCCACATCGTCACCGACCCACGCGACTGGGCCCTTGGGCGCCGCGACGCGGTCCGGTACGCGCTGCTGGTCGGCTGGGACTGCGAAGAGCGGCACGAGCACGACGACATCTGCGGGGGCACGGCGGCAATGGACGAGGTCGCAGCGAAGCACGCGTGGCCACCCGAGTTCGTTGCGCTCATCCGCCGACGTCGCGCGGCGCTGGCTGGGGCTGCTGTGCCGCAGCCCCCGAACCGCGAGGAGACGACGTGAGGTACGTCGTTGAGGCGCCCGTCCGCGTGAGGGTCCACGCCAAGGACCGCGACGCTGCTGTTGTCGTGGCTGTCCGTGCCGTCATGGGGCCGTGGTGGCAGCACTGCTGGCCCCTCCGACTCCTCCCGTGGCGCTGGCAAGCCGTCCGCGCGATGGGCGGCTTCCAGGTCGAGGAGGACGTGTGATGCCCGACCCCTCCACACGCCCCGCCCCGTTGTCCCCGGACACGACGACACCGACCACCGAGGAAACCCCATGACCGTGCACCGCTGCGCTCTCCCAGCCGCCTCCGACGGCGCCCGCACATGGCGCTGCCCTGCCTGCCAGAACCGGTACGTGTGGTCCAAGCGCTACATCGGAGGCCGCAAGCGTGAGGGCTGGCAGCTGATGCGCGACGACATGGAGACGCGCCAGCTCCGCAACCAGGCCGAGTTCAACCGGGCCGCCCGCTGGTACCTCGCCGCTGGGGCTGGTGTCTTCCTGGTCGTGGTTGCGCTGGTCGTGTGGATCGTGCTGCGGGTGACGTCGTGACCGTGGCCTCCCGTTTTCCGCTGTCCCCGGGAGAGGACACCCCGTGACCGACTGCCCCGGCTGCGCCGACCTGCAAGCCGAACTCGACCAGGTCCGCGCCGACCTCGCCCAGGAACGCGCACGCCGCACCCTCGGCGGCACCCCACCCGGCTACTACGCGCCCGGCACGTGGACGAACCAGCGCCTGCCTCCGCCGCCGTCGTCGGTTGACCCGGCTGCGCCGCCGTTGGTGACCCATCTGAGTTCCCGACCCCGCAACAGCTGAACCCAACTCCACCTATGCCACGATGCGCATGCGATGCGCGGGAACCCATCGCGCCCGGCTGGCTGGAACACGCCGCCACGTCGACCAGCCGGCCGGGCCCCGCACACCGCATGCCCCGCTCCCCGAAGGGCCCGCGCGTGACACACCCCCAACCCGAGACCCCCGACCTCGGCACCCTCCAGCTCCGCCTCGACGTCGCCATCGCCCAACTCGTCCAGCCCACCACCGTCGACATCACCCGGGACCAGCTCGACGAATCCCCCGCCGCCCGCGAGCTCGTCGCCGACGAACAAGCCGAACTCGCCGACCTCGAACGCCGCCACGCCGCCCACCAGAAGGCGCGCCGTCACGGCCAGGCCGCACGCACCCTGCAAGCACTGATCGCCGCCCGACAGCGCGTACAAGCCCAACAACAAGCACGCCAGCCCCGCCGCACCCGCGTCCCGTCGCTGCTCCAACAGCTCATCGACGCCATCCCCGGCAGCGGCAACACCGACCACAACAACGCATCCACCGGCGCACACAGGGCAGCGCTCGCCCTCAACGTCCTCGACCTCATCACCGCCATGCAACGCGCCGCCGGCAACCGCGACCACAACACCCTCGCCAACGACCTCCGAGCCTGGGCCGCCCGCTCCGGCGAATGGCGCACCACCAACCCCGACTACCTCCAACACGCCACCACCTGGGCCGAACACTGGGTCACCACCGGGCGCGCGCTCCTCGACCCACCGAAACGCTGGGCCGTCGCCGCCTCCTGCCCACAATGCGGCCACGCCATCGCCTACAGCCGCGACGACACCGGGGACGTCGTCCGCCGCCCCGCCCTCGAACTCGACCGCACAACCGGCGTGGCCCGCTGCACCATCCCCGGCTGCGGCGCACGCTGGGCACCCGAACAGCTGCTGTTCCTCGCCCGCCTCCTCGAAGAACAACGCGCTGCCGAAGCCGACACCGAAGAACTGCAGCTCGCCGGATGAACATCGACCCACTCGTCCGCCGCTGCCACGAACAAGGGCCACCGCTCACACCCGACGACGCCGGGCCACGGCTTCTACTGCACCCGCCCCGCAGAACACGAGGGCGTCCACGCAGCAGAACTCGCAGGCCGCGTCCTCGACACATGGCCACGCGCCGAAGACGTCAACCCCACCCGCTAGTCGATCACCCGATCGTGCGCTATCCTGCGCTCACCTAGGTGACGTGTCCCTAGCGCCAGGCCCAGCCCACCCCGTGTGAGCTGGGCCTACGTCATTCACAGGGTGATCCGCATGCCACGCAGCCACCGCGGCAACACCAGCCAGGCCGGCTATGGATGGGGCCACCAGACGGCAAGGGCCCGCCTCATCCGAGGCCACATCGACGGCACGCCATGTCCGTGCACCTGCCCGGCCACCAGCCGGTGCCCCTGCCGTAGATCCGGGTACCCACCGGGCACAGGGCTGGGCATGTACCGGGACGCCCACCGCAACCCTGACGGTCGACCGCTCCACGCTGACCACAGTCACGCTCGCGTGCTGGGTGGAGCTGAGGCAGACCGGCTGATCCTTGCCACCTGCAACCTGGTGCTCGGTGCCATCCTCGGCAACCGGCTGCGCGGCGCGGCCCGGCACGGCAGGCCACTGGCAGTAGGTAGGCCAGGCCCCAGCCCCCTGCCAGGTGGTGGCCCTACCCCGAGCCTGCCCGAGTGGTAGCCACTCGACCACTTGTCACTCTCTGTGTTCAGCGTTCGAATCGATCTTCATTGATCAACTGATGATCGACAAGTGATCAACAACTGATCAACAACGCGCAACCCTCTGACCAGCGGAAACGCCGAGGGGTAGGGGGGCGGGGGGCCCGCGAACAGGAAAGACGCCCCATGACCCCGCTCCAAGGCCAAATATCCCCCCGCGAACGCGCCACGGAACCGTGACCACGCGTGACCGTCACGCAACGTCACGCGCTCTGACCTGCGAGGACACCCGCGATGCCCGACTCCCCGGCCGAGCGCCAGCGCCGTGCGCGCCGCCATCGCAGGGGCGATCACTCGCTCTGTGACCCGGCGCGGCGCTGCGAGCTGATCGAGCAGGCCGAGACGACCGAGGCGGTCGCGGAGCTGACCGCGCAGGACGTCCCGGCGGGTCGTGGGCCTCGTGGAGCGGCGTTGTGGGCCGACATGGCGGGTGTGGAGCTCGGCGCGATGCACCGGATGCTCCTGGACCAGCTGTGCCGGGCTGTGGACCGCCTGGACCGGCTCGAGGCGGCGCTGGCGAAGAAGCGGACGTGGATGCGGTTCGAGGCCGACGACAGCGGCGGATCGGTCGTCGTGGTGGTCGACAACGTGCTCGCCGAGATCCGGCAGCTGGAAACGACGGTCAAGACGCTCGTTGCGGAGATCAAGTCGGCGATGCCGAAGCAGCAGGGCAAGCCGGATGAGAAGCCGCAGCCGCAGAAGGGCGGGTTGAGTGACCTCACCGCCCGGATTCAGCGGCGCCAAGCGGCCGCGCGTTGAGTACGCCCCGCCGTCGGTAGACACCCTCGGCGACGAGGCGGTCGCGTTCGCGGAGCTCGCGGGCCTGCACCTGGAGCCGTGGCAGGCCGACGGGCTGCGGATGATGCTGTCGGTCCGCGAGGACGGGAAGTGGGCGTGCTTCGAGTACGCCGAGATCTGCCCGCGGCAGAACGGCAAGACGGTGCTGTTCATGGCGCGGGCGTTGGCGGGTCTGTTCCTGCTCGGCGAGAAGATGATCCTCTGGTCGGCGCATGAGTACCGGACGGCGATGCGCTCGTTCCGCGACATGCGGGGCCTTCTGTCCGCGCTGGGCACTTACGCCGGCCCGAACCTCGTCGACGTCGAGGGCATCCAAGTCAAGGTCAACAACACGAACGGTGAGGAGTCGTTCCTGCGGCTCGACACCGGGCAGGAACTGAAGCTCGTCGCCCGGTCGAAGGGCGCCGGACGAGGGTTCTCTACCGACTGTCTGCTGCTCGACGAGGCGTTCGCCTACACCGAGGACCAGCAGGACGCGCTGATGCCGACGCTGGCGGCGCGCCCGAACCCGCAGATCTGCTACGCGTCGTCTCCCCCGCTGAACGGGGAGACCGGCGGGCCGCTGTTCTCGTTGCGCCGGCGCGCGCTGACGGGCACCGATCCGACTCTCGGGTACCGCGACTGGGGCCTTGAGGACGTACTGGACGACGTTCTGGCGCTCCCGGCGGCCGAGCGGGCCGCGTTCCTCGACGACCCGGCGCGCTGGGCAGCGACGAACCCGGCCGCAGGCCTGGGCCGGGTTACGCAGGAGTCGATCCTGCGGCTGCGGCGGTCGCTGTCGGAGGAGGGCTTCGGCCGCGAGATCACGGGGATGTGGCCGCGGCAGACGTCCGCGGGGCTCGGATGGGTGGTTGTGCCGGAGCACGCGTGGCAGGCCCGCGGCGGGCTCCGGGAGGAACGGCCCGACGACGCGGTCGCATTCTGCCTCGACGCGTCGTGGCCGGACGCCGCGTTCGGCGCGATCGGGGTCGCCGGCCGTCTCGGCAATGAGATCACCGTCCAGGTCGTCGAGCATCGCCCTGGGACGGCGTGGATGGTGCACCGCTCGGTCGAGCTCGCTCGCCGGCACCCCGACGCGGTGTTCGTGCTGGACAAGAAGGGCCCGGCCGGGCACCTGCTCCACGACCTCGACGCGGCAGGGATCGACGTCCTCACCCCGACGATGGAGGAAGTCGCCCGCGCGTTCGGCCAGTTCGTGGCCGGGGTCGTCGGAGACGAGCCGAACCTTCGGCACTACGACCAGCCGGAGCTCAACGACGCGGTGAAGGCGGCTGGGACGCGCCCGCTGAGTGACGCGAGGACGTGGGCGCGGCAGGGCGAGGTCGACATCAGTCCGCTGACGGCGGTGACTGGAGCGCTCCACGGAGTGCACGAGAGGAGTGCAGAGCCGTGGGCGATCTGGGCGTGAGTCGTGCGCTGGTGGCGCGCGTCGTGGTGGTGCTCGGGTTGGCGCTGCTGGTGGCTGCGGCCGCGGTGCAGTTCGGGCTCCTGGGCGGTCTGTGGGCCGGTGGGGCCGCTGTCTGCCTGCTGGGGCTGCTCGTCGACGTCGACGAGCCCGGCAAGGGGCGGCGGTAGCTCATGGCGTCCCTGCTGAGCTCGATGCGGTTGCCGCGGCGCGAGCCGAGCCGTTCGATCGCGACGATCGACGACTACGCCGACGCGCTGGCGTCGTTCGCCTACGGCTTCGGTGGCGCCGAGATGCTGTCGGGGCTGACCGGCACGTACGGCAAGCAGGTCGCGGAGCGGGTCCCGCACAGCTTGGAGGGGTACGCGCAGGCCGCGTACGCGGCGAACGGGGTCGTGTTCGCGTGCATGGCGGTCCGGATGGCCGTGTTCTCGACGGTGCGGTTCCAGTGGCAGCGGATCAACAACGGGCAGCCGTCGGAGATGTTCGGCACGCCGGCCCTGTCGCTGTTGGAGACGCCGTGGACCGGTGGGACGACGCAGGACTTGCTGACCCGCATGATCCAGGACGCTGACCTCGCCGGGAACTCGTACTGGACCGTCGTCGACGGCGAACTGGTGCGGATGCGCCCGGACTGGGTCCAGATCGTGCTCGAGCCGCGCTCGGTGGGCGGCCGGCAGGTCGGCTGGCGCCGTCTCGGGTACGCCTACTGGGAAGGCGGCCTCGGGAACGGTGACCCGGCGGTGTTCCTGGCCGATCAAGTCGCTCACTTCGCGCCGAGCCCGGACCCGATGGCGTCCTACCGCGGGATGTCGTGGTTGACGCCGGTGCTGCGGGAGATCACGAACGACAAGGCGATGGCGGCGCACAAGGGTAAGTTCTTCGAGAACGCGGCCACCCCGAACCTGTCGGTGGCGCTCGACAAGGACGTTCGCATCGAGGCGTTCAAGAAGTTCATCGAGGTCATGAAGACCGAGCACCAGGGTGTCGCGAACGCGTACAAGACCCTGTACCTCGGTGGCGGCGCGGACGTGAAGGTCATCGGCGCCGACCTGAAGCAGATGGACTTCTCGCAGGTCCAGGGCCACGGGGAGACCCGGATCGCGGCTGCGGCTGGGGTGCCCCCGGTGATCGTGGGCCTGTCCGAGGGCTTGCAGGCGGCGACGTACTCGAACTACGGGCAGGCACGCCGCCGGTTCGCCGACGGCACGATGCACCCGTTGTGGCAGAACGCGACGGGGTCGCTGGTGCCGATCGTGCCCCCGCCGCCGGCGGATGGCCGGTCCGCGGCGCGGCTCTGGTACGACGCACGGGACGTCGCGTTCCTGCGTGAGGACCGCATGGACGCGGCGAACATCCAGGGTCGGCAGGCGACGACGATCCGCACTCTCGTCGACGCGGGCTATGAGCCTGACGCGGTGGTGGCCGCGGTGCAGGCCGAGGACTACGGCCTCCTGAAGGGCCGCCACACGGGCTTGTTCAGCGTGCAGCTCCAACCCCCGGGGATGACCGGGGACAACGCCAACACGGGCGTGCAGAACCCAACGGAGGCATCCGATGCCTGACGAGAAGCGCCCGATGCCTTCCCGGGAGAACGTGTGCCGGTCGGTGCCGTTCGAGATGCGCTCGGGCGACGCGGTCGGCGATGGCCGCACCATCGACGGGTACGGCGCGGTGTTCAACTCCCCGACGCGGATCGCGTCATGGGAGGGCGAGTTCGACGAGGTCATCGCCCCAGGCGCGTTCCGGAAGTCGCTGCGTGAGGGCACGCCGCGGATGCAGTTCGACCACGGCCACCACCCACTGCTCGGGTCGCTGCCGATCGGCCGCTGGGAGACCGTCGAGGAGGACGAGCGGGGCCTCCACGTCGTCGGCAGGCTGAGTGACAACTGGCTGGTCGAGCCGTTCCGCGACGCGATCCGCGACGGCGCCGTGGACGGCATGTCGTTCCGTTTCTCTGTGGTCCGCGAGGGCTGGACGGACAAGGACGGCCGCAAGGTCGACGGCGCTGACCTGGAGAACCTGCTCTGGTACGGCGCCGGTGAGCGCGGCCCGCTGCTCCGCACCCTGAAGGAAGTACGGGTGTCCGAGGTCGGGCCGGTCACCTGGCCCGCCTACGAGGACACCACGGTCGGCGTCCGGTCCGCGTCGACGGTCATCGACCTCGGCCGCCTGGACCTGCGCACCGAACAGGCCCGGGCAGAGCTCGCCCGCGCGGTCGCGATGGCCGACCGCCTCGCCTCCGGTGAGGCCCCCACGACTTCGGACGCCGCCCAGGCGCCCGCAGACAGTTCCGAGCCGCGATCCACCGCGGAGCCCACGGCCGACGAGCACCCCGCAGATGCGGCGCCGCCCGTCACCGACGAGGGTCCCGCCGCCGGTGAGCACTCGTCCGCCAGCCCCGAGTTCCGCCGCCGGCTCCTGTCGCGGCTGTCCGAGGTGCAGGCAACCAACGCCAAGATCCAGAACCTCTAGGAGACCCCCATGGCGGAGGAGAACGAGGGCACCCCGGCTGGGGGCCCCACTCTCACCCACACGCAGGCCGTGAACCGGCAGCGTGAGATCCAGTCCGAGATGGAGCGGCTGGCCGGCATCGAGAAGCCGACCGAGGCCGACGACACCTACCTCGACGAGCTCCTCGTCGAGTTCCGGCAGGTCGACGAGCACCGCAAGAGCCTGGAGCGGGCCGCGAAGCTCGCCGAGGTCCGGCACGTCGCCGAGACCGAGCTTCGGGACGCGGGTCGCCGCGGCGCCGGTGCCCGCCCCTCCGGGCGGGTCGAGAACGGCGCCGGGTACGACCGTGACGCGATCCTCGAGCCCGACAGCATCGAGGACAAGCGGTTCCGCAACCCGTGGGACCTGTCCGAGGTCCGCACGTTCGACCGGCCTGCGGCCGAGCTGACCGCGGAGTACCGGGCCCGGGCGCTGTCGGCGATCGAGAAGATGCAGGGCGCGAACGACCGGATCCGGTCTGCCGCGACGGACATCGTCGAGCGGTGGGACGACGAGGATGGCCGCCTGTCGCGGCTGACCCTGGCTCTGTCGGAGCCGGTTTACCTGCGTGCGTGGTCGAAGATGGCCCGGAACCCGCTCGCGGGTGAGGGTGCGCTGCAGGACGACGAGCGTCAGGCGATCGCCCGGGTGAAGTCCCTGGCCCGCGCGATGTCGCTCACGGACTCGGCCGGCGGCTACTTGGTGCCGTTCCAGCTGGACCCGACGGTCATCATCACCGCCAACGGCAGCGTGAACCAGATCCGGCAGGTCGCCCGCCAGGTCGTCGCCACGGGCGACGTCTGGAACGGTGTCTCGGCCGGCGCGGTCAGCTGGTCCTACGACGCTGAGGCCACGGAGGTGTCGGACGACTCCCCGACCCTCGCTCAGCCGACGGTGCCGATCTACAAGGCGCAGGGCTTCGTGCCGATCAGCACGGAGGCGTTCCAGGACGCCGCGAACGTCACCGCCGAGGTCGGGCGGCTGCTCGCGTTCGGCAAGGACGTGCTGGAGGCGAACGCGTTCGCCGTCGGCGACGGGTCGGGCAAGCCGACGGGGATCGTGACCGCTCTGACCGGCACCAGCTCGGTCGTGCCCTCGGCCAGCACCGACACGTTTGCGCTCGCCGACGTCTACGCGTTGCAGGCCGCGCTCCCGGCCCGCTACCGGGGCATGCCGTCGACGGCGTGGCTCGGCAACAACCTCATCTACTCGAAGATCCGGCAGTTCGACACCCAGGGTGGTGCCGGACTGTGGGCTCGCCTCGGTGAGGACCGCCCCCAGGGCCTGCTGAGCAAGACGGTCCTCGAGTCCGAGGACATGGACGGCGTCATCAACAGCTCGGCCGAGAACTACGTGCTGGTGTTCGGTGACTTCGACAACTACGTCATCGCCGACCGCATCGGCACCACGGTGGAGTTCGTGCCGCACCTGTTCGGCAGCAACCACCGGCCGACGAACCAGCGCGGCTGGCTGGCGTACACCCGCCACGGCGCCGACAGCGTCAACGACGGCGCCTTCCGGATGCTGAACGTCACCTGATGGCTGTGAAGCGCATGGTCGAGGCCCTGGAGTCGTTCTCCGTGACCCTGTCGAACGGTGCGCCGTTCGTGGTGAACCGCGGGGAGCGCTTCTGGTCCGACGACGAGGTGTGCAAGGGCCGGGACCACCTGTTCGGGGAGGTCTCGGTCCGGTCGTCGGGCGGTATCCGCCCGGCGGCGGCCGCCGGCGCCGAGGAGACGGCTTCGGCCGCTCCCGGCGCGCGCCGGCACGTCACGAAGCCGAAGGCCGACGAGAAGGCCGACGAGAAGCAGGGGAAGGAGGACGAGGCCGATGCGTAGGTCGATCTACAGCGAGGTCAAGGCCGTCCGGGCCCTGAACGTCTCGACGATCAACTCGAACACCAACACCGACGGCACGTCGGTGGGGCTCGACCAGTCGGGCGCGGACTTCCGCACCTGCGCGGTCGTGCTCGCGGCCGGCGCGGTCACCGACGGCACCTACACAGCGGTGCCGCAGGAGTCCGCGAACGGCTCGAACGGCTGGACCGATGTCCCGGCCGAGCGGCTGCAGGGCGCTGCTGCGGTGAACGCCGCGAACGGTGTCGCCCTGATGGGGTTCACCCCGGACCCCGCGGCCGCGCCGTTCGTCCGTGTCCGGGTGACGTCGACCGGCGTCACCACCGGTGGCTCGATCTCCGCGATCCTGCTGCTCGGTTCCCCCGGCAAGTACCCGGCCAACTGACACGGCTCCGCGGCCCCGACCCTGCTCCCCAGGGCCGGGGCCGCGGTCGTTCGCCGCAAGCCAAGGACCCTCAGGAGTCAGACCATGTCGATCCACGGTGGCTCCGCGGAGCCGTCCGGTGCGCTCTCGCTTCGCGTCATCCGCGCGGCGGACACTCGAGAGATCCGTGACCGGTTCGACCGGCTCACCGCCCTTTCGCAGTACCCAGCCCGGGAGCTGTCCCTGGCCGAGATCGCCCACTTCGGGCTCCCGCGGGCCGGTCTCGACGACCGCATCAACGCGTGGCGCACCGCGAACTTCCGGCACCTCGTCCGCGGCGCGCGCCGTGCCCTGGCCGCCCGGGCGCTGCGGCTGTCGAACTTCTACGGCTCGCTGTACCTGACGCACATCCACCGCGACGGCGACGTCCTCGAGCTCGGCCTCGCGTCGATGCGAGTCGTGACAACGGCCGGCGTGAACTTCCTCGTCGACTCCATGCAGGGCATCGTGGAGCCGGAGGTCCTGAAGTACCACGGCATCGGCACCGGCACGACCGCTGAGGCGAGCTCGGACACCGGGCTGGTGACCGAGTCGACGACGGCGCTGAACCCGGACTCGACCCGCGCGACCGGCAGCCTCACCGAAGGCGCCTCCGCCAACATCTTCCGCACGGTCGGCACGAACACCGTCGACGCGAGCGTGGCGTGCACCGAGCACGGCGTCTTCTCGCAGGCCGCGACCGGCGGCGGGACGCTGCTGGACCGGAGCGTGTTCTCGGTGGTGAACCTCGCGTCCGGGGATTCGCTGCAGTCGACGTACGACTTCACCATCACCGCCGGTTCCTGACCCTTCTGTGAGTACGGGCTCGGTCTCGCGCGTCTGCGCGCACCTCGGAGAGGCGTGAGATCGTGGCCGTCGCCTACCGCTCGTCCAGCCGAACCGGGCAGTCGGACGCGTACGTCTCCTCGATCAACGTGCCGGTCCCGACCGGGGCGGCGGCGGGGGACATCGCGCTGGTCTCGGTGAGCCGGTGGGAGTCGACCAACCCGGCGATCACTGCCCCGTCAGGGTTCACAGAGATCACGCAGGTCGTCTCGGGCCCAGACAAGATCGCGATCTACTGGAAGCGGCTCACCGGCGCCGACAGTGGCAACTACACGTTCTCCTGGTCCGGGTCGCAATGGGCGCTCGGGCAGGCGATGCTGGCAACTGGGGTCGTCGCGTCCGGTGACCCGATTGACGCCTACCACGGGGTCGCGGCGTCCGGCGCCGCGTACCCGGCGACGTCGGTGGTCGCGACGGATGCGGACTTCCTCGCGCTGTTCGTCCGGAACGCGACATCCGGCGCCGGGTCGCCGCCGGCGTCGTTCACCGAGGTCCAGGACGCGGACTACATCAAGACGAACTACCGGATCCCTGGAGCGGCAGGCACCTACTCGGGCAGTGGCGGGACGCTCCCGTCGGGAATGTGCCTGGGTGTGCTGGTCGCGCTGAAGCCGGCGGGCGGTGGCGGGTCGACGACGCCGGTGTCGGTGTCGGGCGGCATCACCCCGTCGGGGGCGGTGGCCCGCGGCTCGGCGAAGGCTCTCGGCGGCGCAACGACGCCGGCCGGGGTCGTGGCCCGGCAGCCGCGGAAGACCCTCGGTGGCGCGGTCACGCCGACTGCGGTGGTGCTCCGCGCCGTCCTGAAGGTCCTCGGCGGGACGATCGCGCCGTCCGGTGCGGTCGCGACCGTCCGGGCGCGGGTGCTGGCCCTGGCCGGGGCCATCGTCCCGTCCGGTGGGCTGGCCCGGGCGACGTCGAAGCGGACGGTCGGCGCGGTGACGCCGTCCGGGGCGGTCTCGAAGCTCGTCGCGCGGCTCCTCGGCGGCTCGGTGACGCCGTCCGGTGCGGTCGGGATGATCCGGACCCGGCTCCTGGCGCTCGCCGGTGCGATCGCGCCGTCGGGGGTGCTGCTCCGGCAGCCGCAGAAGCCGCTGGCCGGCGGCGCGACGCCGTCCGGGGCGGTCACACGATCGCTGGCGCGGCGCCTGACGGGGGCGGTGACCCCGACGGGGGCGCTCGCGTCGATCCGGTCGCGGCTCATCGCGCTCGCAGGGTCGATCACGCCGTCCGGGGCTCTGCGGAAGACCCCGGGGAAGACGCTGGCGGGCTCGACCGCGCCGGCGGGCGTGGTCGGGAAGCGGATCGGGCGGCTGCTGGCCGGTGGGACCGTCCCGGCCGGTGCGGCCCTGAAGGTCCTCGGCCGGGTCCTCGGCGGCGGGATCACACCAGTTGGCGGGGCGTCGGCGCAGTTCGTCGAGCCCGTGGTCGCGACCCGCGCGTTCATGCGGGCTGCATTTCGCCGAGGACCGACTGCAAGCACCAAGGCGCGGCCTGCTGCAACGGCCCGGGGCGCCGACCGGGACGGCCCGACGATGAGGAAGGGGTAGCGGATGGCCTGGGATCTCGGCGACACGGTCCCGCTAACGGCGGAGATCACCGACGCGAGTGGGGACCTGACTCCCGCGAGCGGGGTCGTGTGCACGATCGGTCTGCCGGACGGCACCAGCGAGACGCCATCGCCCACTAACCCCAGCACCGGCATCTACCAGGTCGACTACGTGCCGACCCTGCCCGGGCGGCACACCGTGCGGTGGGTCTCCGAGGCGCCCGCGACGGCGTTCGCGGACACCTTCGACGTCCGAGACACCGCCCCCGCGTACCTCGTGTCGCTCGAGGACATGAAGGCGCACCTCAACATGACGTCCACGAAGGACGACGAGGAACTCCGTTCGCACATCGAGTCCGCGACCGGGGTCATCGAGGACGCCGTCGGTGAGGTCATCGTGCGGCGCACGGTCGTCGAGGACCGCGACATCCCGTACGGGCGGATGGCCGCGACTGTGACGTCGACGCCGGTCATCTCTCTGACCTCAGCCGCCCGCGTCGACGGCTCCCTGACCTGGGACGTCGACGACCTCGCGGTCAGCCCCGAGGGTGTGGTCAGCGTCCAGCGCGGCGGCTGGCTGGGTGGCCGAGTGCGGTTCACCTACGTCGCCGGCTACGACCAGGTCCCGGCGCGGCTGACGATGGCCGCGAAGGAACTCGTCCGGTCGACGTGGGAGTCACAGCGCGGCAAGAACGCCGCGGCCGTGCCACGCGCGGTGAACAACGTGAACAACCCCGACCTCGACCGCATGGTCAACATCGGCGGCCGGCTTCTGCCCCCGCACGTCGCCGATCTGATCGGGCCCCGCGGCCCGCTGGTGGGCTGACGTGGGGTCCGCGGTCCCGGGCGCAATCGAGGCGCTCGTCGCGCTGTGGTCGGCTGCGTTCGACCCGGACGACGTGCTCGTCGAGGACGGCCCCCCGACGCACAACCTCGACGGGCAGGCCGCGATCGGTGTCGGTGTCCCGGTCGACGACTTCACGGCCGCGCAGAGCCTCCGGGAGTTCGCCGCGGACTCGACGGAGGAGCCCGTCGACCTCAGCTGCACCGTCGAGTGCTGGTCCGGTGACAGCGGGGAGCTCGCCGGGCTGCGTCGGCGGACGTTCGCCGTGTTCGACCAGGCCGAGGCGGTGTTGCCGCAGCTGTCGGCGGACCGGGTGTGGGACGCGCGGATCGCGTCCTGGGGCTACCGGCTCGTCCAGAACGAGCAGGGCATCGCCGCGCTGATCGTCTTCACGGTCCGCCTCAACACGTACCGGTGAGAGCGGCCACGGCCGCCTGAGTAAGGGAGATCCACGTGGCGACTCTCGCCATCCAGAACATCGACCAGGACGGGCTCGAGGCTGTCTACTCGGCCGCGACCGCGTCCACTGGGGACAAGGTCGTGCCCGGTGCCGGGTCGTTCGTGCACGTCGTCAACGGCTCCGGTTCCGACATCACGGTCACACTCGTGACGCCGGGGAAGGTGTCCGGTCTCGACGTCGACGACCAGGAAGTCACCGTCACTGCGGGAGAGTCCCGGTTCATCGCGGTCGGGAACCTCTACCGCGACCCGGCCGACGGGTTGGCCACGGTGATCTGTTCCGCGGTCACGACGGTGACGATCGCCAGCCTCCGCGCCCCGGTGGCCGGCTGATGGCCGCCGAGCGGGTCTGGGCGAAGCACCCGGACATCGAGCAGCCGAAGCTGGTCGCCCGGTCGGCGCTGCCGCAGATGGCCCAGTCCGGCTGGGTCGAGATGTCCGCGGCCGAGGTGTCGCGGCATGACCGCGCGCGGCGCGAGTCGAAGGCCGCGGCCGAGGCCGCGATGACACCGGCCGACGACCCGGCCCCCCAGGACGCCCCGGAAGAGGGCGACAGCACGACGGTTCCGCCCGCAGAGGGCGCCACCCCCGACAAGGAGAGCTGACATGGCTACCCCTGCGATCGCCGCATCGACGCGCTACACCACGCGCGGCACCACCAAGTTCTACTGGCTGCCGACGTGCGCGGACCCGACCGCGCCGACCCGGTCGGAGATGAACGCCGGCACCGACCTGACCACGCAGGTGTCGGACCGGTCCGGCTGGTCGGTGTCCTCGACGATGATCGAGACCCCGGACGCGGCGACCCGGTACACCTCGACGATCCCCGGCCCCATCAGCGCCGAGGACTCCTCGTTCACGTTCTACATGGACAAGGAGGGCGTCGACGCCCGCGCGCTCATGCCCCGCGACGAGGAGGGCTTCATCATGATCCTCGACGGCGGCGACGTGCAGGGCAACAAGGCGGACGTCTACCCGGTGACGGTGGTGTCGCACTCGAAGAACCGCGAGGTCGGCGGCGACAACGCAGACACCATCGTGATCTCGTACGCGATCACGGCGGAGCCGTCGGAGAACGTGACCGTCCCCGCCGCATGAGTCTGTTCGAGGACCTCCTCGGCCGCCCCCCGGCGACCGAGGAGGTCCCGATCGTGCTGGACCGGGCAGCGCACACGGCGGCGCAGCGGCGGCTCGACGCCGCGGCCCAGGCGCTGCAGCTGGCGGTGGAGCGCGGCGAGTTCGACACGGCCGCGGAGCGGGCGGAGGTGCAGGCGGCCCGGCTGGCCCTGGCGGAAGTGCCGCGCCGGATGGTGACGGTGCAGGCGTTGATCCCGGCGCGCTGGCAGGAGCTTGTCGACGAGCACCCGGCGCCGCCCGGCTCGGATGCGATGTGGGACGTGAAGTCGTTCCGGCCGGCGGTGCTGGCCGAGTGTGTGGTGCCGCCCGATGACGAGCCGCGGATCTCGGTGGCGCAGTGGCGGCAGATCGAGGTCACGCAGGCGTTGTCGGCCGGCGAGCTGAACGCGCTGTTCGTGGCCGCGGTGAATCTGAACGCGTCCGTGCCGCGGGTGAGCCTGGGAAAAGGCTAGAGCGGGACGCTCAGTTCGCCGAGGAGATGGCGTACTGCGGGCCCCGCGGCATCCCGCACGACCAGTTCAAGAGCTGGTCGCAGCATTCGCAGGAGGCGGCGCTGTGGTGGGCGCGGCATCAGGCGGAGCGGTGCCCGTCGTGCGGGACCCGGCCGGCGGACTTCGCTGACGACCCGCATGCGTTCGAGGCGGTCCCGATGCACTGCCGGGGCTGCGAGATCAAGGCGCAGGCCGACGAGGCGTTCGACCGGGACCGCAAGTCGTACCGGCGCGGAACCACCATCCAGCTACGACCGGCGGGGAGGCACTGATGGCGGTCGTGGTGTGGACGAAGGTCGCCGGGCAGGAGAAGTACCGGGCGTTGTCGCGGCGGCTACGTGAGGCCGGGGAGAAGGGGCTCCAGCGGAAGCTGACCCGGGCGATCCGGCAGGAGGGCGACGGGGCGCTCCGCGCGGTCCAGGCGGCCTGGTTGACGGTCGATGTGCAGTCCTCCCGGGGTGGCGGGGAGTCGTCGGGGCTACGGGCCCGCGTCGCTGCGGCGACACGGATCTCGGTGTTGCAGAACGGCATCCGGATCCGCACGGAGTCGAAGCGTGTCGACCCTGCGTACGGGCGGGCGCTGACGTACGGCCTCGACGGGCTCGGCTCGTGGCGGCACCCGGTGTTCGGCAACCGCGCGGTGTGGGAGTCGCAGCGGGGCCAAGAGGTCTTCTACAAGACGCTGGAGCGCTTCGAGTCGCGCTGGCGTGCAGGTATCGAGCGCGCGATGGAAGAGATCGCGCGCCAGATCGAGGGGTGACTCGGGTGCTCTTTGAGTTCGAGGTCGACGGCCAGGTGCTGCGGATCGACCCTGATCCGCGGAAGTTGACGGGGGCCGAGCTGTTGGCCGTGGAGCGGCACACCGGCATGGCGATGGTCGACTTCGGTGAGGCGTTGATGAATCCGCGGGGGTCGGCGGCGGCTGTCGCTGCGCTCGTCTGGATCGCGCGGCGCCGGTCGGGGGACTTCGTGAAGTGGGACGACTTCATCGAGACGCTCCACCCGCTGACGCTCGAGCTGAGGGTCATCGACGACACCCCGGAGGGGCAGCCGAGCGATTCCGTCGCGGACGTCGCCCCGATGGCCGGCTCTGGGCCGTCGAAGCCGCGAAGCCGGGCCCGAGCGCCGCGCGCGAAGGCGACCTGACCGGCTCCGCCCCGAAAGCGCCCCTGGCTGATCCCCAGGGGTAGGGCAGGCCCGGCCCCCGAGAACCGGGCCTGCCCGCACCACCTCGGACGACCTCCGAGGGGGTGACCTGTGGCCACGAACCTGCAGTTCGATGTGTCGGCCCTGGACCGCGCGAGCTCCACCTTCGTCAAGATGGCGGCGCAGGTCGAACGCCTCGCCGCGAAGATCGACAAGCTCGACGGCAAGAAGGCCGACGTCGACATCGACGTCGACACCGCGAAGGCCGAGGCCGAGATCGGCGCGTTCGCCCGCGACACGCGAGCGAAGCTCGAGGCGGCGTTCCGGGCCCTACCCGAACTGAAGATCGACGCCGACTCTTCCGACGCGGACCGTGCGATCGCTGCCGTCCGCGCCCGCATGCAGGAGCTGTCGGACAAGAAGATCGGCGTCGACATCGACGCGGCCGCGGCCATCGCCGAGGCGAAGGCGCTGCAGCGCGAGCTCGACTCGATCGGCCGCGGCTCGAAGAGCGTCCAGGTGAAGGCCGACACCGCGGAGGCGGCGGCGAAGCTCGGCGCGATCATCGCCGAGGCCGACAGGATCGACGGCCGTCGAGCCACGGTCAAGGTGTCCGTCGACCGCAGCCTGTCGGACGCGCTGATCCACCTCCGGCAGCTCGGGCAGGCGCTGCACGCAATTGCGCTGCCCGCCGCCGCAATCGCCGCGGCGCCGCAACTCGCCGCGATCGGACAGGCCGCAGTCACCGCCGCCGGTTCGACTGGGCTCCTCCCCGCGATCCTTACGACGGCCGCGGCCGGATTCGGCGCGCTGAAGATCGCAGCCTCGGGGTTCGGGGACGCGCTGAAGGCGTCCGGGGACCCGGCGAAGTTCGCCGAGGCGTTGAAGGGGCTGGCCCCGTCGGCGCAGGCCGCGGCGAAGGCGATCGCGTCGCTGCAGCCCGCGTTCAACTCGATGCGTCTCGATCTCCAGCAGAAGCTGTTCGCGGACCTCGGGACGTCGATCAAGTCGCTCGGCGCGACCTACATCCCGGTGCTGCAGCAGAGCTTCGGCGGCATCGCGACGGCCGCGAACTCCGCGATGCGCGGCATCGCGGACCTGCTGGCCGAGACGAACCGCGTCACCGACATCACCCAGCTCGGGCTCAGCATCTCGACGGTCTTCGACAACCTGTCGGGGGCTGTGAAGCCGCTCGTCGGGGCGTTCCTCGACATCGCGACGGTGGGCGCCCGGTCGCTGGCCGCTCTGACGACGGGTGCGCAGTCCGCGGCCGAGCAGTTCGCCCAGTTCGTCGCGCGGGCCCGGCAGAGCGGCGACCTGCGCCAGTGGATCGACCAAGGCGTGCAGGCGCTGAAGGACCTCGGCGCGATCGCAGTGAACGTCGGCTCGACCCTCGCCGGGATCTTCAAGGCGGCGACGTCGTCGGGTGGGGACTTCCTCGGCACCGTGCGGAACCTGACGACGGAGATCCGGAACTTCGTCAACTCCGCGCAGGGCCAGACAGCGATCGCGAACGTGTTCTCGACGATCAAGCAGACCGTCGAGGCAGCGCTGCCGGGCGTGAAGACGTTGGCGACCGCGATCGGTGACGTCGTCAACAAGATCGCGGACTCGCAGCTCGGGCAGAAGATCGGGGCAGCGTTCTCGCAGATCGCGCAGGTCGTCGGGCCGATCGTGTCGACACTCGGGTCCATAGCCGTGTCGGTGATCGGGCCGCTAGTGCAGGCGTTCGGGGCGCTCGCGCCGGTGCTCGGCCCTGTCGCGACCGGGCTCCTCGGCGTGTGGGCCGCGGCGAAGCTGATGACCGGCATCAACGCGATCGCCGGGTTCGTGTCCAGCTTCGTGACGTCGCTGCGGAACCTCGGTACCGCTGTGTCCGGTGGCGGTCTCATGGGCGCGCTGCGGGGGCTCGCGTCGACCCTGGGTGTCGGCGGCGTCCTCGGGATCGCGTTGGCCGGTGCGGGGATCGCGCTGGGCATCTTCTCGCAGCTGCAGAGCAACGCAGCGCAGAAGGCACAGGAACACAAGGCGGCGCTCGACGCGCTGGCCGGCACCCTCGACAAGTACTCGGGTGCGGTCACGCAGGCCACGATCAACGAGAAGGCCTCGCAGCTGGCCAAGGACGGCACGCTCGAGAAGGTCAAGCAGCTCGGTGTGTCGACCGAGGACTACGTCCGCGCCACCCTCGGCATGCCGGGTGCGCTGGAGCGGGTGAACACGCAGCTCACCGCGCACACCGCGGCGATCATCGGGGCGTCGGACCAGTACCAGAAGTGGGGTCCGAAGCTGCAGAGCATCGGGCTGTCCCTCGACGACATCGCGGCGGCCGCGTCTGGCAACGCGCCCGCGATGGAGAAGGTCCAGAAGGCCCTGGCCGGGATCAACAACGAGACCGACAAGACGACCTTCGGGCACGTCATCAACGACCTCCTCGGGATGGGTGAGGAGTCCGCGAAGCTGGCCCGTGAGCTGGGCATCACGACCGACGAGTTCAAGAAAGTGCAGGAGCAGACCCGGCTGGCCGGTGAGGCGTCGAACGACTTCGCAGCGAAGCTCGACTTCCTGCGGCAGGGCCTCGCGGGGCTCAAGGATGGCGCCGCCCCGACGAAGGAGTTCGCGGCTGGGCTGTCCGGGCTCGCGACCAGCGCGGGCGAGGCTGCAACGCGCGCGGGTGAGGCCGCGAAGGCGCTGAACGGTGTCGGGGCCGGTGCGGCGGCGGCTGAGAAGTCGATGTCCGAATCGCGTCAGGCGTTCGTCGACGCCGCCACGGCCGCGGGGCTGTCCGCCGAGCAGGCGAATGCGCTCGCGGACTCCATCGGGTTGATCCCCGCGGCGGCGAAGGTGAACTTCGAGACGAACGCGACCGGCGCCACGGCTGAGGTGAACACCTTCAAGTTCCAGCTCGACGCGGTGCCGGGCCAGAAGCAAGTCACGGTGAACGCCCTGACGTCCGACGCGCAGGCCCTGGTCGAGGCGCTGGGGTTCAAGGTGGAGCGCCTACCGAACGGACAGGTCACGATCACGGCGAACACCGAGACGGCGAAGGCCGCGCTCGACGCGTTTGTCGCCGGCCAGCAGAACCGGTCGGCGACGGTCAACATCAACGGCAACACGGTGCCCGCGGCGACGGCGTTGCAGACCGTGCTGGCGGCGATCCAGTCCGGCCAGGGCACGGTGACCATCAACGGGCAGAGCGTGCCCGCGCAGGTCGCCCTCGCCGGGATCCTCGGCCAGATCAGCGCCGGGCAGGGCACGGTGACCATCAACGGCCAGTCCGTCCCCGCGGCGGAGGCTCTGGCCGCGTATCTGTCCGCGGTGAACTCGTCGTCCGGGACGGCGACGATCAACGGCAACAGCGTGCCCGCCGCGGACATCCTCGCGGCGTTCCTGTCCCGCACGGACAGCAGCACCGGCACAGTTAAGGTGAACGCGGACGCCGCAGCGGCGAACGCGGCGATCGACAACGCGGCCCGGCCGCGGACCGCGGTCATCTCCGTAGTTATCAAGCAGAGCAGCGCGGCAGTCCGTGTCGCGGGACAGCAGGAGTTCGCCGGGGGTGGCGTAGCCGGCTACTCCGGCGGTGGAGTGGTTCGTCCACGCGTCCGCGCCGCTTCTGGTCTCGTCCTGAGCGGTTACGCGCCCGGCCGGGATACTGTGCCTGCTCTGCTATCCAGGGGTGAGGCCGTCCTCGTCCCAGAGCTTGTGCGGGCGCTCGGCGCCAGCCGGATCCTCGCGGCCAATGCGGAGGCGTCCGGGGGGCGCCCGGCCGCGAACGTGGGCAGCCTTGCTGGGCTGATGGACGGGCTAATCCCGCAGCCGCGGGGCGCCAGCGGTCCGGGATCGGGCTGGGCTCCGCGCCCGTCCGGGAGCGCGGTCAACATCGACCTCGGCTCCTTGGCGAGCCGTATTGACGCTCTCCGGGCCGAGGTCAGCGACCTGCGGGCGGACGCAGCTGGTTACGCGGCCGCGGACAGGGCGACCGCCCGGAACACCGCCGCGCTCGTCAACGAGGCTCAGCGGTCCCGGCCTGGCGCGGCCGCTGTCGCAGCAGGTGCCCGGTCCCTGGCAGATGTGGGGTTGTTCGGATGAGCGAAACGTTCACGATCAACGGCCGCGCGCTCGGCGAGTTCGCGGCCGGTGTCGAGGACTACTCGTTCCTCCTCGCCACCCCCGGCCGGCGCGGCGAGAACGTCGTCGTGCCGGGCCGGAACGGTGTGATCCGCACCCCCCGGAAGCGGTGGGACGCGCTGGACCTGCAGATCCCGCTGTGGGTGAAGGGCCTCGACCCCGACACCGGTCTCGTCCCCACCGACCCGGTGAGCCAGCTCCACGCGAACGTGAAGGCGTTGCTGCTCGAGGTGTCTGGGGAGACGGTGACGCTCGGGCACACCCTCGACGACGGCACGAACGTGCAGGCCGTCGCCGAGCTCGCGCTCGATCCGACGGTGTTCACGCGCGCCCGGTCGGCGCCGCCGCTGGCCCGGGTGAACCTGGCGTTGACGGTGCCCGAGGCGTTCTGGTTCGACACGGACACGGTGACGCACACCATCACCGGGTCGACGGGGACGTCGAGCAGCCTCGACGAGTTCGTGGGGTCGTCGGCGCTGATGTCGGACCTGACGATCACGTGGGGGCCGTGCAACAACCCGCAGGTCTCCGTCGGTGAGCGATACGTGAAGTACGGCGGCGTCGTGTCGTCGGGCCGGCAGCTGGTCATCAACACCGGGAACTGGACGGTGTCGACCGGCACGGGTGACGCCTGGAGCCCGGACATGAGGCTCGTCGAGTTCGGGCCGTCCGCGGGCCGCTGGTTCGAGCTCGACCCGACCGCGAACCCGTTCGAGGCGACGATCACGCACACCGGCGGCGGGTCCGCGACCTGCACGATCGCTGGGCGCCGCGCCTACCTGTTCGCCGCCTGACCCCTGCCCGTCCACTTCCCGGCCGCGTCGGTCCGGGTGTCTCACCATGCCCGAAGGGGAGAACGCTGTGCCTGCTGGAATCGACCACGCGCGTGGAGCCGAGCCGACCATCGTCCGTCGCCGGCTGGTCACCCCGAAGGATCACGCCATCCTCGAGGCCCGCGCGGCTGGCGCGCAGGTCCTCGAGGGCCGGTACGCGGTGCGGAAGTACATGGGCGACGTCGCCGACGCCAACCTGTACGAGGTCGTGGAGACGGCCCCGAACCTGTTCCTGACGGCCGGGATCACCGAGGTCCTGAAGCTAGCGACGGGTGCGACGGCGACGGCGTTCTCGTCGAGCAACGCGCGTCTCTGCGTCGGGGACTCGTCGACGTCCGCGTCCGCCGGGCAGACGGACCTGCAGGCGTCGACGAACAAGCTGCGGAAGCTCGTCGACGGCACCCCGTCGGTGTCGACGAACAGCGTCACGTTCACGGCCACGTTCGGGACGGGGGACGCGAACTTCGCCTGGAACGAGGTCGGGGTCGCGAACGCCGCCTCGAGCGGCGCGATGTGGTCGCGGACCGTCGCTGCCCTGGGTACGAAGTCGAGCGCCGCGTCGTGGGTGCTCACCTGGACGCTCTCCATCAGCTAGCGGATCTCGCTGTCATCGGTGACCTGGACGTGAACGAGGTGGAGTGACCGGTGGCCCCTGGTGTGCGCAGCGTCCAGACCGGCGCAGTCGACGACGGCACCGTGAACGTCACGAAGCCGACCGGCACCGCGTCTGGGGACCGGCTCGTCGCGATCGTCTGGCACGACGAGGGCCTCCAGTCGGTCACCACCCCGTCCGGGTTCACCCTCGTCGGCTCGTCGGGGTTCGTGTCGAACCGCGGCCAGGGCGACGTCTACGAGAAGATCGCGGGCGGGTCGGAGCCGTCCTCGTACAGCTTCGCCTCGACCGCCACCTCCGGCTCCGGCGGCACGTCGGGCTGTGTGCACCTGTTCGCGCTCCAGGACATCCCAGCCGACGCCGAGCTCGAGGTCTCGTTCGCCAACGGCGCCGCGTCGAACACGCACACCGCGCCGGCCGTCGCCTCCTACACCGGTGACGACCCGCTCGTGATCCGCGGGTTCATGGCGAACACCCAGACGGCGTCGTCGACCTACTCGACGTCCACGCCGACCGGGTACACCAGCCGCGGGATCGTCACCCCGCCGTTCAACTGGATCCGCTCCTACGCGGCATCGGCGCAGCTCTCCGGGCATGCCACGGTCGGCACTGCCGCGGCGACGCTGACCAGCACGTCGAAGACGTGGTCCGCGCTCACCGTCGTGATCCCGACGGTTGTCGAGGCTGCCAGCGTCGACAAGTCCGGCTCGGACTCCGGCACCGGATCCGACAGCGGCTCCGTCGCGGCCACCACCACCGCGCCGGCCGACTCCGGCACGGGCTCCGAGTCCGGTGAGCTCGCGCTCCTGCAGTCCGGCTCGGACTCCGGCAGCGGATCCGAGGACGGTTTCGTCGCGATGCCGGCCACCGGCGCCGACAGCGGATCCGGCGACGACGACGGCGGCTCGGTCGCCGCCGACACCGCAGGATCGGACACCGGCACCGGCGGCAGCACCGGCACCGTCGCCGCGACGCTCACCGCGACCGCCGACGCCGGCGACGGCTCCGAGGCCGGGTACATCACCCTGCCCGGCACCGACTCGGCCACCAGCACCGACGCCCTGGTGTCGCTCGACGCCGACGTCGCCGGGGACGACGAAGGCACCGGCTCGTCCGGCGGCTACGTCGAGACCCTGTACGCCGACCTGGACCTGTCGCTGTTCGCGATCGACCCCGACACCGGGGACGCGGTCGCGCTGCCCGACTTCACCCGGCTCGACCAGTCCCGGGAACGCAACGGGCCCGGCGCCATCACGGTCGGCTACCCGGTGACCGGGCTGAACTTCGAGCTGCTCCGCTCGAACGTCGTCGACGGCCGCGACGTCGAGGTCGAACTCCGCGTCACCGGATCCGCGGTCGGCGCGATGCGCGGCTACCTGCAGGAGGCCGCTGGCGACGACGTCGCGGAGAACGCGGTGTGGACGTTCGCGGGCGGGTTCGCCGAGCTCCGCATGGGCGACGCCGTCATCGAGAACCAGCCTGTCGTCACCACCACGACGGTGACGACGACGGTGAAGAACGGCGACAACGACTACACGATCACCGTCGAGCAGACGATCTCGTCGGAGTCCGGGTCGCACACAACGACGACCACGCAGCACGCCACGTCCGGCAGCGAGGGCACACAGACCCAGACGACCGCGACGAAGGGTGAGCTGTTCTTCTCGGCGGCCACGCCCGGCGAGATCATGACGTTCCTGATGGGGCAGGCGACCGATCGCGGCGCCCTGACCGACATCACTCTCGGGTTCTCCGACACGCACGACTCCGGCGGCACCGAGTGGCCGAACGTCGTGTCGACGAAGTTCTCCCCGGGCGGTGGTTATGACAAGGTCCTCGGGAATCTCGTAGACCTCGGGGTGGCCGAGTGGGCCATCACCTGGACCGGTTCAGAGCTTCAGCTCGACATGTGGGCCCCCGAGGGCCGCGGATCCGACCTCACCACCGGCGCGCGGCCGGTCGTGCTCCGCAAGGCGCGGAACCTGACCGAGGCCCCCCGGAAGTGGTCGGTGCGCGACGCCGGCACCGCCGTCCTCGCCGCCGGCGCCGAAGGCGTCTACCAGCAGGCGTCCGACCCGACCGCCCTGGCACGCCGCGGCCGCCGCATCGAGCGGTACGTGTCGGCGAACAACCTGTCCGACGCGGCCGCCGTGCAGGCGTTCGCGCAGAAGCACCTCGGCGCGACCACCACCGGGCTCCTCGAGGTCACGCACGGGCTGGCGTTCCTGCCCGGCGAGCCCCGCCCGGTGATCGCGTTCAACATCGGCGACTGGGTGTACTCGCAGACCGGGACGAGCCTGGACCGGCTGCGGGTCGTGCAGTGGACGCTGTCGTTCGACGCGTCGCAGGGCGTGTCCGGGTCGGTCACGCTCAACGACAGCATCCGCGACGCCGTGTCCCGGCTCCTCGCCCGGCTCAACGCGCTCCAGGCCGGCGACACGGTCGTGGGGACGTCGTCCGCGTCCACAGGCCTCGACGACGACGTCGCGCCCGGCGCGCCGACGGACCTCGTCGCCGACTCGATCGCCTACCAGGACGAGGCGAACTCCGAGACGTACGCGTCGGTGACGGTCGGGTGGACGGCGCCGACGCTGAACGTCGACGGCACCGCGGCCACCGACATCGCCGGCTACCGCGTGCAGTACGCCTACCTGGGTACCGCACAGGTCGGGCCGCCGCTCACCGGCGCCCCGGACCCTGTCCTGTACTGGTACGAGCCCACCCCATATCAGGGCGTGTCGGACACCGAGTTCACGTTCGCCGGGGTCGGCGCCGGCGTGGAGATCGGGATCCGCGTCGCCGCGTTCGACAACAACGGCAACCAGGGGCCCTGGTCGGACCGGCTCGACCTGACCACCGAGGTCGACAACACCCCGCCCCCGGTGCCTGGCGAGCCCGATGGGCAGGTGTGGTTCCGCACCCTCAACGTCGTCTCGTCCGGCCTCGGGTCCGAGGGCGAGCCGATGCCGTTCGACTGGCTCTACAACGAGGTGTGGCTGTCGCAGGGCTCCACGATCCTCGTCGACGAGGGTCCGGCATCGACCGGGCCGCTGCCGTTCGACCCCGAGGACAGCGACGCGCAGCACGTCGCGAACATCGTCGGTGCCGGGGCCACGAACATCACCGACCTTCCTGTCGGTGTGTCGTGGTATGTGGCGCTGCGGTCGGTGGACCGGGCTGGGAACGCGTCCGCCACATCGGCGACAGCGGGGCCGTTCACGGCCGAGCAGTTGGTGTCACAGGACCTGATCGACGAGATCATCGACGCGAACAAGCTGGGCCCGGACAGCGTCGAGAGTCAGCACGTCGTGAACGGCGCGATCACCTCGGCGAAGATCGTCGACGCGGCCATCGTGACCGCGAAGATCGCTGACCTCGCGGTGAACGACGCGAAGATCGAGACCCTGTCCGTCGGGAAGATCACCTCCGGGACGACGAACAGCACCATCGTCATCGGCACCGGCCAGTTCCGCACCGCCGCGGTCGGGTCCACGGGCGCGCGCAGCGAGTGGGACACCACCAGCCTGCGCTTCTACAACAGCTCGAACACGATGACCATCGAGATCAAGGGCGACGGCAACGCCCTGATCACCGGCACCATCCAGTCCGCCCTATCCGGGCAGCGCTGGAACATGACCACCAGCGGCGAGCTCCGGCTCTACCCGTCGGCCGGGTCGAACTACTCCCGCGTCTGGAACCTCGGCAGCGGCATCGCGATGCGCGGCCCGGTCGACGGGAACGGCCGCTCCGGGCGCATCAACGCGGACTCCTCCGGCGTCGGCATCAACTTCTCCTCCGAGAACGACCTGTCGAACCTGCGCGCCGAGATCGCCGTGTTCGACCGCCTGACCAGCTTCATCGCCCCGCTACACCGCTTCTACATCAACGAGGGCCTCTCCTCCCCGGACTCGAACCCGCGGCGCATCTCGTTCGGCAAGCTCAACTCGTCCGGGTCGGACGTCGCCGCCTCCACCGTGTGGTTCACCACCGACGGCTCGAACAACCCCGCGTTCCTCGCGACCGGCGCGAACGCGGGCGTGAAGTTCGAGTCGGCGCAGGTCAGCATCGTCAACGGCGACGGCACCCAGTTCGGGCCGTGCAAGGCCTCGTCGTTCCCGACGTCGTCGACGTCAGAGGCGAAGACCGACATCGTCGACACCCGCCACGTGCTCGACCCGCGCGACGTGTTCCGCACCGCCCGGTCGATGGGCTGGCGCCGCGTCGGGCGGGGCGGGAAGGCCGCCGCCAGCGGGCAGCTGCAGTTCGGGCCAATCGCCGAGGACCTGCCGCCCGAGCTGGTCTACATGACCCCGAAGGCCGACGGGTCCGGCGACCTCGAACCCTCGGTCGACCTGGTCAGCCAGATCGGAGTCATCTGGGCGCGGCTGTGCCAGCTCGAGGACCAGGAGATCCGGTACGTCCACGGGTCGCAGGCCATCACCGACGTGTGGGAAGCCGGGGAGCACGACGTCCCGATCCTGTGGGACGAGGAGCCGCTCGACAAGGTCCGCGGCGCTGACGCCCGCCTCGACGTCGGCGCGGCCTGGCAGGGCAAGGCCACCGCGCGTGTCTTGCAGGACACCGTGACCGACACCGGCTGCACCGTGCGCGTCACGACCACCGCCCGGATCGCGGTCACCGACGCCCGGCCGCTCACCGTCCACGCCGCCGGCGCCTACCTCTACGACCCGCCGTTCCAGGCCGCCCCCGTCGCCTGACCGGCCGTTTCCGCTCGTCCACCGCCCTCGGAGGTGTCTTCGCCATGCCCGCTGTCCCCGACCCCGCCCCGCTGGTCATCCCACCGGACGACGTCATCGTCGAGCTGGTCACCGACCCGCTCGGCCGCGCGCTGTGGGAACGGGCGCAGTGGCGAGTCGCGGCGAACATGCTGCAGCGCCGCCTCGCCGAGCTCGAAGCCGCCCAGCCCGGGGGCGAGCAGTGAGGCGGCTCGCCGCGGCCCTCGCCGCCGTCATCGCCGCCGCCGTGGTCACCGCCGCCGTGGTGAGCGCCCCACCCGCCGACGGATCCCCCGCGGCGGCCAGCGCGACCATCACCGGTGTCGACCTCCACGACGGCACCATCATCAAGTCCGGGGCCACCTTCTACCTGTACGGCACCCAGTACGGGTGCGGGTTCCAGTGGGGCATCGCGCGCACCCCGTGGTGCGGGTTCGGTGTCGCGACAGCCTCGTCGATGACCGGGCCGTGGTCGGCGATCACCACCCTGTTCTCCCCGCAGGACCGCAGCCCGTTCGCCGGGATGACGTGGCAGGAGCTGTGCGGCGGCACCGGTGAGGGCTGTTTCAACCCCCGCATGATCATCCGGTCCGGGTGGGGGCCCGACGACGGCGTCCCGATCCTGTGGTTCAACGCGCCCCGCGACTTCTCCGGCCGCGGCGCCAACGCCTACTACTCGATGGGCTGTAACAGCCTCACCGGGCCGTGCGGGCAGTCCGCTGGTGGCCAGTACGGGACGACGACGAAGCCGAGCATGTGGAGCTGCTGGGGTAACGGCGACTTCTCGCTCGTCTACGACAACCCCCGTCCGCCGGTGATGCTGTGCACGATGCCCGACCAGACCCTCGCGTCGGAGCGGTTGACGGTGTGGGGCACCAGTGGTGTGCAGGGCAGCGGCACGTCGTTCCTCGGGGGGTTCACCCGCGCTGAGGCGCCCGGCGGGTACCGCGACCCGGGCACTGGCCGGTGGGTGATGACGTTCAACGAGCCCAACTGCGGCTACTGCAACGGCAGCGGCCTCAGCTACGCCACCGCGGCCAACCCTGAGGGCCCGTACACCGCACCCGCACCGGTCGGGCAGGGCGGACAGCCCGCGTGGGGGCGCCGCATGATCTCCGCGACGTCCTGCGGCGGGCAGCCCCGCACCGTCAGCGTCATCGACGGGCAGGCCTTCCAGGTCATCGACCTGTGGGTCGGCACCCGCAACGAGACGAACGCCGGCGTGCACATCGCGCCGCTGACCTACGCCAACCCGTCCGGCGCGCTCGGGCAGGTGTGGCGGCCCTTCACGGGCCTCGGATGCTGACCCCTGCCCGTGCCGTGCTCCTCGGCGCGCTGCTCGCCGCCCTGGGGATCGTCATCGCCGCGCTGGCGACGCTGACGTTCCCGCCAGTCATCACTCCCCCGGAGGTTCATTCATGCCCCAGCCATGGGCCGCAATCGTCGCCGTCGCTGGGGTGCTCGTAGCACTCGGCGGGATCGGAGCCGCTATCCGCTGGATCGTCGTGCAGCTCCGCAAGATCGGCCACCTCGCGGACGACCTCCTCGGGGAGCCGGCCCGGCCGGGGCATGTGGCCCGGCCGGGGCTGATGGATCGGGTGAAGACGCTGGAGGAACGCACCGCGGAGCTGAAGCCGAACGGCGGCGGGTCGATCAAGGACCAGGTGACCCGGATGGACCGCCGAAGTGAGCAGCTCGAGCAGCGGCTCGTGGCAGTCGAGCGGCTCGTGGTACCGGATCAGCCTCAGCCGGCACCGAAGAAGCGGAAGAAGCGGGACCGCTGATGTCCGTGGACTGCGGCGTCCGCACCCTCGGCGACCTCGAACCGCCAGCGCTCCTCGCCGACCGCGAGCTCGCAGCCCGCATGGACGTCGTCCGGGCGCTCGGAGTTCCGCTCGACGAGGTGTTCATCGAGGCCACCCGGCGCAAGACCGACACGGTGCTGCGCGCCCGCTGGGTCCCGCCCCGGTGAAGCGACGACGCCCCAGCCCCGGGGAGCGCGTCGACGACGCGCTCGAGGAGCTCCGCCGCGACGTCGACGTCCTCGCCGAGGAAGTCCACTTCCTGCGGAACCTGTGGGCGCTGGCCCCCTATGCCCGCTCCACACCGCGGCACCGCGTGCTGCTCCCCCGACCGCGCCCACCACAGGACCACCGGTGATCGAACCCACCCAGACCTACACCGAGTGGCTGCGCACCCAGCAGCCCGCACCCCAGGATCGGAGACCCGCGTGGTCGCATCGCAGAACGGCTGGATCGCCGGCGCCCCAGACCGCATCAACACCGCCGCCACCGCCGAGGGCACCCTCGTCCGCTTCCCGGGCGGAGTCCGCTCCGACGCGCCCGGCCAGCTGCTCATGGTCGTCGCCGGACGCTTCCACCGTGAGGTGGAGCCGCTGATCGACGGCCAGTGCTGGGGCTACGCCTACCGGCAGATCCGGGGCGCGAGCGACGTCAGCAACCACGCCAGCGGGACGGCCATCGACTGCAACGCCCCGAAGCACCCGCTCGGCACCGAGCCAACCGCCACATACTCCGGCGCGCAGATCGACGCGATCCACCGCATCCTCGCCGACGCCGGCGGAGTCGTCCGCTGGGGCGGCTCCTACACGGGCCGCAAGGACCCGATGCACTTCGAGATCACCGACGGCGCCACCCTGGCCGACTGCCAGCAGGCGCTCGACGCGATCCGCGCCCGGCCGTCGGTGCCGCCGCCTCCGTCGTCGACGCTGCAGAAGGGCTCCACCGGCGACGCCGTCGCCCGCCTGCAGCGGGTCCTCAACGACTGGTACCCCGACCAGCCCCAGCTCGTCGTCGACGGCATCTACGGCCCGGCGACCGAGGCGATGGTCCGTTTCCTGCAGTCCAACGCCGGTCTCGTCGTCGACGGCATCGCAGGCCCGAAGACCCTCGCTGTCCTCCGTCTCGTCTGAAAGGGAACCCGCCATGTTGACTGCCGCGTTCTGGACCGGTGCCGCTGATCGGGCCGTGAAGAGTTTCGCCCAGGCCCTGCTGCTGCTGTGGGGCGCCGACGCCGGGTTCGACGTCCTGTCCGTCGACGTGCCCGCTGCACTCGGGGTCGCCGCCGGTGCCGCGGTCCTGTCGGTGCTCACGTCTATCGTGTCCGCGCCCGCCGGCGACAAGGGATCGACGAGCCTCCTGCCGGGCGCCCAGTAACGTCCGCTCCCCCGGAAGACGAAGGCCCCCACCCGGTGACCCCGGGTGGGGGCGATTTCGTCGCGCGTGGGGACTACCAGGACAGGTTTCCGGAGCGGTCGGGGCAGTACACCTCAACCACCGCCTTGATCGCGTCGAGCGTCTGCGCCCGGTCCAGATCGGGGATCCCCTCGGACGGCTCCGGGCTGTGGGTCTCCGCGTAGTCCGCCGACGCCCGTAGGACCTCCGCGTCGGCGCGGGAATCTGCGCCAGCGCATACGACCGGGCCACGCTGGTCCAGGTCGGCATCGGACAGCGCCGCCCAGGGATGCCCGGCGGTGAGATGCTGCCGGAGCTGCTGGGCCTTCGTCGCCGGCGCGGCGGGCGGAGCGGAGGAGCAGGCCGCCAGGCTCGCGGCGAGCAAGGCGAGGACCACGACACGGCGCACGATCATCAGTCGCTCGGGGCGAGCCTTCCGTTACGCGCCGTCGCCGGTCGGGAACCCCGGCGGGGGCGGGCCGAAGCTCGGGTCGGCGCACCGCTCGCTGAGCTCGGGCCGGAACACCTCACGCCCGCAGCCCCAGCAGTGCTTCGTGCGGTGCCCGCCGCAGCGGCACGGGTGCCATCCGTGTGTGGTGTCGCGGGCGCCGCAGGGGCAGGGCTCCCGCCGCCAGGCCGCATCGGCCTCGACCTCCGCGGCGATGGCGGCGAGCTCGTCGGGGGTGAGCGTGGTGCGGCGGTACGGGGTCATCGGGCGATGGTCGGCGCCCCACCGTGCTAGAACAAGTGTTCGACCTAACCGTCACACTGCCGGACGCCGTTGGAGACACCGTGACCGACCAGCACGCCACCGTCCGCGACCGCCTCACAACCGCCGGCCTCTCCCCTGAACGCATCGCCGAGCACCTCGAGCAGGGCCGCATCCGCGTCGACGACGTGAAGGCGACCGACCTGGACATGGTGACCGAGCCGGGGTCGAGGATCGTCGTCTGGCCCACCGCCGACGACTAGAGCCCCTAGCTGCGACTAGACCCACCCCTAGACCCGCCACAGCCCGCTGACCAGCGGCGTAGAGGCTAGACCCAGAGGCTCAGCCCGAGCCCCGGAACCACGTCCACACCCGCCGCCCAGCCCGGAACCACGAGCCCCTACCGCCGCACACACGACACCGGCGGAACGTCTTCCCCGACTTCGACCGGTGCTTCCCGCCGCCCCGGCAACACCAGCAGTTCACGAACGGGAACCACCAGCACGCCACCCCGTACGCGGCCACGACCGCGAGCACGCCGAGGGCCGGGTTGACCCGCCACGCGAGCCACCCGGCCCCGACCAGGACCCAGATCACGCCCCCTGCAGCTCCCGCCTGGCCATCGCCTCAGCGACCCAGTCGAGCCGGTACCCGTTGCGGTTCCGACCCGCGATCGACAGCTGCCGCGGCCCGATCTGGTGCGGCTTGAACGCCTGCGCGAGCTGCTCCGGGGTCCAGCCGCCGTACAGCTGTGGCCGCAGCTCCCCGAGCCGATCCAGCAGCGTCTCCGTGTGCAGCACCTCGGCCGTCGCGAACACCGTCCGCACATCGCCGAGGAAGTCGACCGCCTGCCCGTTGTCCACCGGCTCCCCCGCCGCCTGCCCCGTGAGCAGACCCGCGGCCTCCCGCAGCCGCCGCGCGCGGGCCACGATCGCGTCCGTCGCGGCCGCGTCCAGGTAGTAGGTGCGGGTCACCGTCGGATGGTCCGAAGCGCCGACGAGGTAGCCGATGCCCTTGTCCGAGGGGCGCAGCGTCGTCGCGCGGATCCCCTGCTTGTAGCTCGAGGTGCCGAGGATCATGTCGTTCTCGACCTGCCCCATCACCCGCAGACAGAACCGGGTGCCCACGTTCGCGGACACCCCCGTCGGGAGGCTGTCCTTGTCCGGGCGCTGCGTCGCGAGGATCAGATGCACACCGAACGCCCGACCGCGCTTGATCACAGCGGTCGCGGTCTCCCCAGCCTTCTTCCCGAAGTCGGGGTGGGTGAACAGCTCCTGGGCCTCGTCGACGACGAACACGATGGGGTGCAGCCCGAGGCTGCGCTTGTTCGCGAGGTCCCGGGTCACCTTGCTGTCCGGGACGAGGTCGCGAGAACGGCGGCGGAGGTCCTTGATCCGTTCCGCGCGGCGCCCCACCTCGAGGAGGAGCCACTCCAGCCCTGCCGCGGCTCCCGCGATCGTGTCGTCGTCAACACCGGAGCCGTACTGGTGCGCGACCCGCTCGAAGCTCTCCAAGTCCCCTGACCCCTTCAGTTCCCACACCTGCAGCTCAACGGTCGGATCCAGGGCGCAGCCGGCGAGGATGCACCGCACCGCGGCGGTCTTCCCGCCGCCCGGAAGCGACCCGATCAGCGTGTTCGTCTCGGCGAGCGGCAGCGGCACCGGCCGCCCCCGCTGGTCCGTCCCGAACGGCACCGCGCCGAAGAAGTCCGCGACCCCCGACTTCCGCAGCGGGTACGCCGCAGGTCGGGCCTTCGCCATGTCCTGCATGCCGACCCACAGGACGAGACGGCCGGCGTGGGCGTCAGGGTCGGGTTCGGGCCACACGCAGCCGATCGGGCGGCGCAGCCCGGACGCGAGCGCGGTCCGCTTCTCCATGACGTCGGTGGCGGTCACACCGAGGGGGAGGTCGATGTCGGCGCGCCACCCAGGACCGTCCTGCCGGATCGGGTGCGGGTAGCTGATCGCCGCGTCCTTGCTGCTCAGGGCGCCGATCCCGACGGAGCGGAGCGCGGCCGTGACCGAGTCCGACGTCAGCTTCGGGGCCTGCCCGGCGTTGACGGTCGCGCCGAGCACGATGGGCCGGTCCGGTGGCGCGCCGGCGTGGCCGCACACGAGGACGGCGGCGGCGATGACGAGCGCGGACAGCCACCACGGGGCGACGGCGATCCCCACGGCCGCGGCGGCGACCCCGGCGACGGCGACGGCCGCGGCGGGGAGCCGGTTCCGGACGTGCTTCTGCCGGGCCTTCACGAGGGTGAGGTAGGTGTCGGCGTCGCGCCGGTCGATGGCGTGCTGCCGCAGTGGCCGGGCGGCC